CCTGCCCTGCATAAGTTATTCCAGCATTTAACGATTGTAAGAATCCTGTTTGTAAATTACTTTGTCCATTTCGTAATATACCATTACCAAATATTAAAGCTGTAGTATTATTTGACCTAGTTTCTTTAATAAATCTTCTCGATGTTTTTATATAATCCATAACATAAGGAACAGGAACAACTTCCGATGTATTGACATTACCTATATCGCTATATGCACTTCCCCTCAAATCATCTTGAGTGTAATGAGTATCTAACGCAACTTTATCTTGTGCTAAATAATCAACCTCATACCATCTATTACCATTTGAATCATAAATAGATATGATATCAATAACATTTGTTTCGTTCAATACTATCTCTTTAAATTGTGCTGGAGCTCCAATAGTAAAAGTGGATACCTTTGATTCCCCACTAACAGCTCTGACTTTTCTTGTTAATGTATATTCGGTTACTAAACCACTATTTGTATCATAATCTGAAGCTTCAAGTTCTATATCAGAACTACCACTAGCAGTAAAGTCAACTATATCAAGTGTTTCAAAATATACATTATTATCAACAGAAGATTGGATTCTCATACCCTTATCAATCACCAATGCCTTATCAGTAAATATAGGTTGGATATTATCACTATTAGGAATAGGATCTAATGTAGCAGTAGATGGTAAAGTTTGTTTAACAGTTAATTCTACATATGCTGGTACAATTGGTTTCACTTTATATCCCAACATCTTAGCCATATTAACAACATTTTTCCTCTCTTGCGCTAATGGTAATAACATTTCTTGATATTGCTGATCAATATAAAAGGATAATACATCACCAACATACGCAGTCATTTCTAATAACATCATACCAGGAGATGTTTCATTGAAATCTTTATATGTATTTGGAAAATATGTTTTAGCATATTTAATTAATGTATTTCTATATTGATCAAAATCTTTATTTAAATAATTTATATTACTATCTTTAAATTCATTATCGTTATAAGGCATTTATTATTCTCCGCTTGTTACATCTACATCAACAGAAGATAAAGCTCCTGGATCTTTTTCTAAAAAAAATAAAATTTTAATTGTCATTCTGTTCTTACCTATGGCATCTGTTTCGTCCATAGATACTTGTATATCTCTAATTTGAACAAATGGTAAATAAGTTTTGATTGTATCTAAAATATCATTTTGTATATTAACTACCGTATCTACAGTATATTGTTCAAATAAATATCTTCTCAAATTAATACCAAGTGTTGGTCTAAAAAATCTTTCTCCCTGATGAGTTCCTAATAAAAGTTTTATATCATTTTTAATGGAATCAATCGTTGTTTTACTTGTAGCAAAATACCCCTCACCTTCTGATCCCAGTCTGAAAGGTAAATCTATACCGACATTAATATTAGGATTAACATCATTTACAAAAGATCCTGTTTGTTGTGGTATTCTAACTGCCAATATTATCCCCCATTATCCCATTAACTCTTCTTCACCAGTTTCTACATTATCCACAAGAGAAGATGGTATTTTTTCTTCTACCAATACAACTGATGAAAAATCATTATCTATAGCCTCAACTTGTGTATCGGAATTAGGTACTGGATCATCTATCCCTATATAAGCATGTCCTGTTGCTGTCATAGTACCACCCTGACCCCCAGATTTTTTTAAATCATAAGCTGGTATTTCTATTTCTTTTTGTCCTTCAGTTTTTGGTAAAGTAACTTCTATTTGCTTTTCAATAACCCCGAAAAATTTATATATAGGAGCTATAAAAGAATTTAAAAAAGCTAAAGGTTTGGTTTCTGCTATTTCCGTATCAGCAGCTGCTTTTATCGGAGCAATTACCAATTCAATTAAAATTTTTAATATCTTTAAATTAATAGCTACCATACCCATAGTTCTTGTCATTTTTATATTAGCATCCGAAGTTGTTGTTGTTTCTAAAGATTCCAATTCAACTGAAGCCTTTAATTTTTCAACAGTAAATTTTAATTCAGGATTACATAGAAAATTTAATATAGCTCTAGTTTCATATTCAGATTGAACTTCAAAGCCTTCTTTCACTTTCCCCTCATATTTAAAATCAGGATCATGAACTTGAGCATTTCTTATTTTTGCTATTATTAAATCTCTTTTTAAACCCATTATTTATTTCCTTTTTTCTCGTCTATAGCTTTCATTACAGCTCTATAATCTTTAGTTAAAAAGTCAGGAGCATCATTTGGATTAACTCCCATTGAAGAAGCTAAATTTGTATTAGAACCACCATTCATCATTTCACCATAATTTTTACCTACAATATCATTCATTCTTTCCGTTGTAAATTCTTTACCACCCATTGTTTTCCACCCATCACCTTGAGCTGTTTCATTCAATACATCATTCAATACAGAATTGTTTGTGTATGATTTTTCCTTAATAGGTTTAGCTGCTTGTTGTGGTTGTTTTAATTCATTGACGACTTCTTGAATTGCCATAGCAACTTCTTCTCTAACTATTTTTCTAATTACTGTTCTTATGTTTGTTTTTTTCTTTTTCATAATTACCTCTTATTTTGTATGATTTTCTATAAAAACTTTTTTACTTAATACTGTTTTGAGAGTTTGTTCTGCAGTTACAAGTGCTGGTAAAAGACCTACTGTTACAGCAGTTTGGGGTCCAATACTTGTAGGGATAGTCATCTCTTTTAATCCCTTTATTAATTCCTTTAAAATTTCTACTAATTGATTACCATGAGCTAGTGGTTCAAATTCCCCATCTATCATTTGAGGATCTTTAGCCACCTCGTCTTGATGATTCCCCCCTAAAAATATTTTTTCAGATTCCAAATGAATAGATTTATGAGCTTTAACAATTGATTTATGACCACTACCCACTACTACCCCTTTTCTCCCAGTTAAAAATATACTGTCACCATATGCATCAATAGTCACTCTATCGGATTTTAATAATACTTGATGATTATGACCAGTAACATCTGAACCAAACCGATAATCATATAAACCAGGCCCTATTGAATATTTCCGATTCGAATCTATTGCAATATCCGATGACAATGTAAAACTACCAGGAAGTGAATTGGTATTTGATAGATTTACTCCCTGTTCGAAATTGGAATCTATATTACCTTTAGCTATCATAGTAAATATAGAACCATTATTTGTTGTCTCGTACCCCAATGGAGATACATCCGAACCTCTATTAGATATAGTAAGAATTGGAGAATCGCTTCTATTTCCCAATCGAATGCTATTTCCAAATTTACCTTCTATCATTAAATCACCAGGTATTTCTCTAATTTTACTTTCAAGTGCGTCTTCACTCGCATCCATTTCAGCTATATTTAAAGTATGTCCAACTTCATCTAAATCTTCCGGAAGATGAATATATGGCTTTTCTAATCTATTAGGGCAATTTTGTGGAAAATAAGGACTCATTCCTAACTCTGCCCATTGATCATTAAAATCAACCGTTATATTTGAATCGAGTGATTGAGCTTCATAAGGATTATAGCCCGCTTCTATTATTTCTTCATATTTAGGATCTGCGTTGTTACAGACTTTATTAAATACATTAAGAGGACCCAAATAATAACCAACACCACCAAACATACAAAGTAAAACTTGATCTCCCTTAGAGGGAACATCTACTATACCCCTCATTAAAGGATAAAATTGTCTTCCAGCCAGTTCCCCACCATAATGAGCTTCCAAATTATCCCCATGTGGTATTGCTATTATGGAATTTATATCCTTAGGACCTTCTGTATAGTCTCTATGATAACGAGATGTGATGACAGTTTTCACATACCCAGTAACCCACTGTTTATCAATAAGTTGGGGATATTGTCTCGATAATTTAGACTTAGCCTTAAATCGAGTAGGTTTTCTTACTACTTGGGTTATTGTATCTGGTGTTTTAGGCATATTTAATTTCCTATTAATCCTTCAGTTTTATCTTTTAAAGAATCTATTTTATCTTTTTTTCTTTGTAAATCTTCAACATCATCTTGTAGTGCATTTATTAAATCTTCTTTTTCTGAATCTGATAATAAGAATGACTCTTCTTCACCACTCGTAGATTTAGCTATAATTCTTTGAATTACTCCGGCTAATTTAACAAGATGTTCATCGTTTTTAACAGAAACATCAAATAATTCTTTAATTAATGGTGCTACCATAACTGCGTCATCAAGAGTTTGTATCATACCATGTATCTCTTGAATTAACAAATCTAATTGTAATTTCTTATTTTTTTGATTATCATAAATATCTTTAGTCAAATCCTCAAAGGTTTTACCTTTAAATATTTCATCTTTTGATTTCATTATTACTCCAATATATAAAATGAGTGTAACTATTCATATATAAATATAAAGATTGTAAAAATGTATGTGAAATAAAAAACCCTACTTTTCAGTAGGGTTTAGATTTAAGAAGATATTATTTAGAAAAATTTATTTTTTGATTTTATCGGTTTGACAGTCCCATATGTGTGGAATTCATTTGATATTTTTCTGTAATGTTTTTTTAGTTCATTAACAACTTTTGTTATATAGGATGTATCAACATCAGCCATTTCCCTAATTAAAATATATAAAGCTTTTTTATTAAAGTTTTCTATTTCATCTTTTCTTTTTATAAGCTCAATAATAGAAAAAGCTACATCTATATCTTTTTTCTTATTAAAAATTCTCGGAATTTCAGATTCAAAATAATCTATTATTTCCGAACTTAAATCTATAAAGCCTTTATCATCTGAGGAATTATCTCTTTTATAGTCCAATGCTTCAATCTTATCATGAGTTTTATATTTTTTATAATTAGTATTATTATTCAATATCAAATAATTTTTAGCTACTATAGAAAAATAACTAAATGCTTTTGAACCTTTTGTATGGTCGTATTTGTGAATATTCATTACAAGAAATGCAACTACTTCATTTTTTACATCTTCAAATTTATCATCAAAATATGAAAATTTAAATGTATTGATTATATTTTCACAAAGTTTATCAAATGCCGCATGTATTTTTTCTTGATAAATTCTATTTCTAAACGAGTAATCTTCACTAGTATTATATTGAATTATAGCATCTTGTACTACCTCATCAAAATATAATCTTTTCTTACTCTTAGGTCTGCCTCTTTTTTTACCCGCCATTATTTTTTCTCCGTTGTTTGTTCTCCTTCAAATATACCATCCAAAAGTAATTGAAGATTTTTTAATTGTTCAAAAAAGAAACCTGTTTCATCATCTGATTCATAATGTCCTTTAGCATCAACAAGTTTCATTTTTTCTGAAGCGAACTGAATAATCTGTTGAAATTCTATTATTAAACTTTCATATTGATTTATTCTTCTTAACGAATAAAATAATAATGTAGAAGAAACTATACTAATCAACATAAATAATATAAAAAATACCCACCACATAATTTATCTCCTATACCACAAAACTACTACTAATAAAGCAATTAATCCTGATATTCCATTATCACCAATATTAGAAATCATATTTCCAATTGATTCTATTGCAAAAACAAATAGTGTAATTAGTAAATCATTAAGTTGTTTGAAACTATTCATTATTGTTTTAAACATTTTATTTTTCATTATTATCTCCTACGCAAACAACTCATCAAACTTTTGTTTGAGATTATCTACTTGTTTTTGTTCATCTTTACTTTTTGGAACTTTAGTATTAACCGTTTCATCATTATTACGATTCCATTGATCACTCTCAATATGAGTAGCCATCATATCAGCTTGATGAAGAATATAAGGCATATTAGAACGAAGGCTAAAGTCTGGATTATATCCCATTAAGTATGCTTTGTTAGCTTCATCATATAAACCATCAGTAAGTTTAATTCCGATATACTCCTTATCGGTAACCTTGACACCATAGTGTTGAAGTAACCACAATCCCCTATCAGGGACTTTCATATATTGTAAAGATGGATTGTGTTTATAAATCTCATCACGATTCTTTCTATGCCAATCTGAATCTTGTGGAATATAGTAGTCATGTTCCAAATCACCAACTTTACCCAAGTCGTGGTGCATAGCTGCAAATACTAACTCCTCATCTGTAAAATTTATTTCTGCTCCATTATTTGCCCAT